ATTATGAAAATTGAAGACATTATGGAAATGTGGGGGGAGGACTCTCACATTGATGATAAAGATTTAGATAATGAATCTCTGAAGATTCCCAATCTTCATCAAAAATACCTAGACATATATTCCAAAGAAAAACGTAGACTTAGTGATCTTAAAACACATTGGAAAGTTGTTTTTCAACAACGTTGGGAAGTAGTCATTTCTAAAAATGGAAAGGGCCCAGACCACAATATACGAATTTCTAAATCCGAATTAGAAAAATATTACGTTGCAGCCGACGAATCATTGCAGAAAGCTGAAAAGATATTGAACGAACAAGAAGAAAAGGTAAACTACTTAAAATCTGTTCTTTCAATGATTGAGAATCGAAGTTTTCATATTAATAATGCAATCAATTGGAGGAAATTTGTTGCAGGTCTTGGATAAACTTTATGCAAATATTAATGGAAAAGGAAAACGAAGTATTCTTACGACTTTCTTGCGAGCCAGGTGTAAGGATGGAACTCAATCATTATTTTCGGTTTCATCCAAAAGATTATCAATTCATGCCAATGTTCCGAAGGAGAAAGTGGGATGGTTATGTTTATCTTTACAACATGGACAGTGGTAGAATATATTATGGATTAAAAAATAGAATACAACGTTTTGCGAGTGACCGAGAATACAAACTCATAGATCAAACAAATGATTCGATTGAACACATATCCAATGAAGATTATTTGAAGTTTCTTACATCATTTTCTTGTGAATATAGATTGAGAGATTATCAAAATGCAGCGATACGACATTCAATTGATAAACGAAGATGTGTACTTCTTTCACCAACTGCATCGGGTAAATCTCTTATCATTTACTATTTGGTACGATATTATTTTCCACAAAAAACATTAATCATTGTACCAACTCTTTCATTGGTAAGTCAGATGTATTCTGATTTTGAGGCCTATGCAAAAGTAGACAAAACATTTGAAGTCGAAAAATTCGTCCACAAGATTTTTGGAGGACAGGAAAAAGTAACAGATAAACCGATTATAATCTCAACATGGCAATCTCTGTATGTATTGAAAAAAGATTTCTTCACAGATTTTGAGTTAGTGATTGGAGATGAGGCCCACTTGTACAAGGCCAAATCACTTACTAAAATAATGAAAAATTTGGAGAATGCACCCTATCGAATTGGAACAACAGGAACACTTGATGATGTTGAAGTGCATAAATTAATATTAGAGGGGTTATTTGGTACAACAAGAAGAGTAACAAGTACCAAAGAACTTATAAAGAAGAAGACATTATCTGCAATTGCAATACGATGTCTTGTTCTTAAATATTCCGAAGAAGTGGCCGCAAAAATTTCAAAATTAAACTATCAAGAAGAAATTGATTTTTTAGTAAGTCATCCAGAAAGAAACAAGTACATTTGTAATTTAGTAAAAGGACTTACTGGAAATTCATTGGTACTTTTTCAATATATTGAAAAACATGGTAATATCTTACACTCAATATTGAAAGATATTATTGATCCGTCTAGAAAAATCTTTTTTGTTTATGGAGGAACAGATGCAGATTCAAGAGAAAAAGTCCGAGAACTTGTCGAAAAAGAAAAAGATGCTATTATATGTGCAAGTTATGGCGTATACAGTACCGGCATCAACATTAGGAATCTTCACAACATTGTTTTCGCTTCTCCTTCTAAGAGTCGTATTAGAAACTTGCAATCGATAGGTAGAGGATTAAGAAGATCAGAAACAAAAGAGGCTGCAACCCTTTACGATATTTCTGATGATTTGAGTTACAAAGATAAGAAGAATTATACATTAAATCATTTTATGGAAAGAATAAAAATCTATACAAGTGAACACTTTCCATATTACATTTATACTATTTCTATTTAAACCGTCACAGACTTATTATATCAATTTTTGAATAAAAAGTCAAGTGTTTTTTTATTTTTTTTTAACTTGACAAATATAACAAAATTTGGTATACTTATACAATGAACTTAAATAAGAAAGGCAGGTGATCGTGGCCAGAAAAAAACAACATTATGTTGACAATGAAAAATTTCTAATAGTTATGGGGGAATATCGTGAAAAATATTTACAGGCAAAGGATACTGAAAAAGAGTTGCCTGTACTACCAGACTATGCTGGGGAGTGTTTCCTCAAAATAGCAGAACGATTATCCCATAGACCAAATTTTATAAATTACGCATTTAGAGAAGAAATGGTGAGTGATGGAATTGAGAATTGTGTTATGTATGCAAGTAATTTTAATCCAGATAAATCAAAAAATCCATTTGCATATTTTACTCAAATAATATATTATGCCTTTTTACGAAGAATAGAAAAAGAGAAAAAACAACTGTATATTAAATATAAAACGATGGAAGAATATAGTTCTTTAGAAGACCATGTAGATATGGGGGAAATGGAAGATTCAAAGTCCGTTTCTACTGGAGCATCACCATTGACAACTGATAAACGTGTTGCTATTCAAGAATTTATATTCGCATTTGAAGAGAAGAAACGAAAGAAGAAAAAACCCAAAGTTGCCAAAGAAGATGAAAATGTTGTTTCGTTTTCTCCATTAACAATATTTTTAGAAAAGGCCCACGCATGAAAATTGCTTTACTGACAGACACCCACTTCGGCGCAAGAAATGATAGTCTGATTTTCTCAGATTTTTTCCGAAAATTCTATGAGAATATATTCTTCCCCACATTGAAAGAAAGAGGAATAACAGAAATTATTCATTTGGGTGATGTAGTTGATAGACGAAAATTTATTAACTTTAAAACTCTAAATTCCATGAAAGATATTTTTTTTGATCCACTTGGTGAAATGGGTGGAAATATTAAACTCATAATTGGAAATCACGATTGTTACTATAAGAATACTCTTTCTGTTAATTCAATGAATGAATTGACAAAAGGGATGTCACACGTTACTGTTTATGATGAACCATGTGAAGTATCTTTAACAGATGATCATAAAGTAGTGTTTTTGCCTTGGATATGTGATGATAACGAAAAACAAACTAAAGAACTTATTGAAAAGACACGTACCAAAGTTGCATTTGGACATCTTCACATACAAGGAGCCGAACACATCAAAGGTTCGGTGAGTTTTGATGGCCATTCTCCAAAAATGTTTCGTGCATTTCAACATGTATTTACTGGACATTTCCATCATCGTTCTACTACTGAAAACATTACATATCTAGGGAATCCTTATGAAATAACTTGGAGTGATTATAATGATCCAAGAGGATTTCATATTTACGATACTGAAACGATGGAAACGGAATTTATTCGGAATCCATATTCGATGTTTCATAAAATTTATTATGATGATGATATAACAGATTATGGTGATTTATCACAATATGAAGATTGTTATGTAAAGATTATTGTTCAAAAAAAGAACAATTCTTATCTCTTTGAAACTTTAATGGACAAATTGATTGATGTTGGGGTAGGACATATTTCAGTAGTAGACAATTTGTTTGATATTGAAGATTTGGGAGATGATATAGAGAGTATGGAAGATGTAGAAGACACAATGAGTGTCATTAAGAGTTGTGTTGATGGACTACAAATAGAAAACAAGGATGAGTTGAATTTATTAATGCAAAATCTATATAATGAAGCACTAACCACAGAGACAGTGTGAGAATCAAACAATAACAATGAAAGAACAGGAGGGTCAACAAAATGACTAACTATGATATGGATGAAATAGAAAGACAGAGAGATAGAGAACGAAAAAGTAGAGGAATTCAACCAGAACCACAGGCAGCAATAACATTAGAAATTTCCGATGATGTAGTATTAAAATTATCATTGTTGGCACATGAAAGAGGAATCACTCTCAATAAGATGATTCATATTGCGTTGAAAAAAGGCCTAAGTAGTGTAGACAATACCTACAAGACAACCAATCCACAACTCCTAAACGAAAAAAGAAACAAAAATATTTCATGATTGTGTTCAAAAAAATCTCTTGGAGGAATTTTCTTTCAACAGGAGATAAACCTACAACTGTTTTTCTTGATAGGTCATCCACCACTTTGATTATTGGTGAGAATGGTTCGGGAAAATCTACTATTCTAGATGCGTTGACATTTGGATTGTTTGGAAAACCATTTCGGAATATCAATAAACCCCAATTGGTCAATGCGATTAATGAAAGAGGATTGTTAGTAGAGATTGATTTTTCTATTGGGAAGAAAAGTTATACAGTCCGAAGAGGGGTAAAACCGAATGTGTTTGAAATTTTCCAGAATGGTAAGATGTTTGATCAGACTGCCAATGTTCGGGATTATCAAGATTATTTGGAAAGAGTAATTCTCAAGTTGAATTACAAATCATTTACCCAAATTGTTCTACTTGGAAATTCGTCATTCGAGCCATTCATGCAATTGAAATTGTCGGATCGCCGAGCTATTGTAGAAGATCTTTTGGACATTCAGATTTTTTCTACAATGAATGGAATATTGAAACAGAAAAATTCTGAATTAAAAACAATTCTTCAAGATAATGAAAATCAAAAAGAGTTGGATGAAACCAAAATAAAATTACAACAAGAATATATTGAACGGTTGCACCAAGATAACAAATCAATTATTTTTGATAAAACTCAGGATATTGAGAACTTTAAAGAACAGAAAAAATACAGTGTTGATGCTTTAAATTCCCTCCAAAAACAAATTCTTTCTTTGAATGAAAAGATGTTATTAGAAGATGGTGTTCAGAAAAAAACCTCAGAATTTGGAACACTTCAAAACAAAATTGACATCAAATTGACTCAAGAACAGAAAGAACTTAAATTCTATGAAACCAATTCAACGTGTTCACAATGTAAACAATCTATTGATGATGTGTTTAAAAAAGAACGAATCATCGACATATCGAAAGGGATTGATGAAAAGAAAGATGGGCTCGATAAGATTGTGTCAGAAATTGACATTTTGGAACAACAATTAGAAGAGTTTCGATCTATTGGCCGGGATATTGGAGAGAAGAACAAGAAACTCGCAGGGATAGAATCTAAGATCCAATCCTTTGATTCTACCATAGAACGAACACAAAAAGAAATTGAAAAATTACAAGAGAAAAAACAACTTGATAGTGTGGGGGAGAATACTTTACAGTCCTTACAAGAAGATCTGAGAACCCTAGAGGAACAATATCAAGGGTTATGTGGGACAAAACAGATATATGAATATGCAAATGAACTCTTGAAAGATTCGGGAATCAAAACAAAAATTATTCGACAATACGTTCCAATCATAAACAAATATGTAAATAAGTATCTGAATGAATTAGATTTTCTCATTAATTTTTCAATTGATGAAAATTTTAGTGAAACTATTCGTTCACAATATCGTGATGAATTTACTTATGCTTCTTTTTCAGAAGGTGAAAAGATGAGAATTGATTTGGCGTTGTTATTTACGTGGCGCATGGTTGCAAAACTCAAGAATAGTGTGAATACAAACTTACTGATTCTGGATGAGGTATTTGATTCATCATTAGATGCAGAAGGAACCGATGCGTTTCTTAAAATCATTAATACATTAGATGCAGATACTAATGTGTTTGTAATTTCGCACAAGGGAGAAATCCTATTTGATAAATTCATTTCTACAATTAAGTTTGTGAAAGAGAAAAGTTTTTCTAGAATTGAGGCTTCATGAGTGATCTAATATGTGAATTAGTGAAAGAGACAGACCCATTTTTGAGGGAAAAACCAGAGGTATTTAATTTTGAAAATCCTCAAGTAGATCCAGAGAAATTATCAACTCAATTGATAGAGAATATGATACATCATAAGGGGTTTGGATTGTCTGCAAATCAAATTGGGATTCCTGTTACAGTATTTGCAATGAGAATGGATGAACATGCTTTGGTAGTGTTTAATCCAGAAATTTTAGAATGGAGCGAAGATACTACATATATGAGGGAGGGATGTTTGAGTTTCCCTGGCCTATGGGTTGCAATTGAACGTGCAAAAACGGTTGC